GCCGGCTTCCTCCTCCAGTATCAGCTCGATACGACCCTCACGGACGCCGAGCGCTACCCGCTGAAGACGCGGGACCTCATCCTCACGGACGTCGACAAGAAGATCGCGCCTCTGCGACTTGTCTGGGGCTCCGGCCCTGACCAGGTCATCAAGGACGTTTCCCTGCCGAATGTCGGCTTCGACGGCGACCGGTTGCACCGCCCGGTGTTCCAGTCGGGTGACTTCGTACCTTTCACCGGCAGCGCCCTGCACATCGACCCCTCGGGTCGCGGGCGGGACCGCACGGCGTTCATCGTGACGAAGTTCCTGAACGGCTACGTCTTCATCCGCCGTTGGGGCGGGTTCCAGGCGGGCTACGCGCCGGAGACCCTCCAGGCCCTTGCGGAAATCGCGAGGGACGAAGAGGTCAACCACATCGGCACCGAGGACAACTTCGGCGACGGCATGTTCACGGCGCTGCTGGAGCCTGTCGTAGCGAAGACCTACCCGGTGACGGTGGAGGGCTTCAAGGTCACCGGTATGAAGGAAAGCCGGATCATGGCGCTGGTCCGGCCGGCGCTGGAGCAGCACCGACTGGTGCTCGACACCCAGGCCGCCCGTATCGACCTCGCCAACCCGTCCAACCTCCACCGAGGCCTCTACCAGCTCACCCACCTCCAGGAGGTGAAGGGGGCACTGACCCACGACGACCTCATCGACGTGCTGGCCCAGGCCTTGGAGTATTGGGCTCCGTACATGAACGCCGACGCCAACAAGGCAGAGGACGCATGGAAGCGGAAGCAGGAGGAGGCGTGGGAGCGGGAGTTCTTCAAGGGCACCATCATCGGTGACCGGATGTCGAACCCGAACCGCGGCAGAGGCGTAGGACGTCCCATGTCGCTCCGCTCGAAGCGGTCCAAACCATTCGACTAAGCAGAAAAGGAGCGTCCTGTGGGCGCACTCATCCTTGCCGTCTTCCTCCTGGGAGGGGCGGCTGTGATTGGTAAGGTCCGGTCTTAGGCCCGGACACCTCAGGGGTCACCTCAGGGTGACCCTTGGGGGTAACCACCACGGTGTAGGGACCTATGTTCTACACCTATCTACAAACCAACTGGGTCACTGGATGGGTCAACCGGACGGTGACCCGCGGGTATATACCTTAAGGTGTCACCCTAGGGTAGTCCGGTGGGTTGTGATACAACCTAAGTGAGTGATCTTCCCTACAGCCACGTCTCCGCCGAAGGCCGGTAGGCCGAGGCCCGATGGTTTAGGGGTCAGATTAACGAACCCCCATACGCATACACGGCCCTGCGTGGTTCCCCCCGTGGGTACCCCGAGGTTGAACCGGGGAGGGGCCATGCCTCTCGCTAGGCGCTGGCACACTTTCCCTAGCGCTGGGCTGCGCAGCGATGGTCATCCAATTGATTTGCTTGAGCTTTGATCCCTCTGAGTGTGCCATGTGTGGACTCGCTGATATGCTGGAGTGCATCGAACGGCTAGCCTGATACGTCCTAGCGCATCGTTTCTGCCCACGCTCGCTTGCTCCCCTGCTTTTTTCGTCAGGCTGCACCACACCCGCGCGGTTCACCCGCCGGGACACCATCGGGGGTAACCTTGGGGCTTCCCCTGCCGGGTTGGGCGAGGGTTGCCCGGCAGGATCAACGCTAGGGCCGTTTTCCGGGCCGTGGGCGGGCCTTGGCGGGTGTCCGGCTAGGATAGTAGCCGGAGACATCAAAGGGGCCTGTAGGGGCTTCTATTTGGCTTAGCCCAGTGACCACGCTAACCCAGCGACTCACAAACCTGTGATCGAAAAAAGTTCAGGTAGCTGGGTTGACACAGCGATTAGGCGGGTCTATCTCCCGTTCATCGCTGGGTTAGCCCAGTGATCGCCGGAGCCCAAATAGAGCCGGCGGGCCGCTAGCCCAGACCATCGGACTAGGGGAAGGCCGCACAAGGGTACCTCCGGCCGGTAAGTCGGACGCAGCCGAGTGGCGCGGGAAGGGAGGGCGAGGGTGTGACGGGCAAGTCCCGGCTCACCTCTCAGTGTGTGACGCGAGGCTAACAGGGGACGTGCGGCGGTCCCGGCTAGCGCACTGAGAGATGAGCTAGGAGCCGGAGCTACCTCGCGGGTCTCGGGATGATGCCTCCCGACTGATGAGACCGGGCACGGTCGAAACCCAACCCAGCTAGGGGGAGAAACCTGCAATGACTGACATCAACTCGGAATGGGCCATGAACCAAGCCGATCATGAGCCCGATGCGGAGACCCTGAGGAAGGAACGCGCTCCGGCCTATACCCGCCCGGTCACCATCGAGACACCTCACGGGGAGTTCTTCGATGACGCGTGGATCAAAGAGGACGCTGACCTAGACGGGCGCTTCAAGGCGTGGATCGAAGACGAGGGGTGTTTCTATAGGTTCAACGGCTGGGACTGCACCGTTGAAGAGGGCCACTAACCGCTGGGTTTAACCAGAGGTATCCGCCGATGTCTAGCGTCGGGTGCTGAAGCCGCACCCCTGAGGATGACCCGGCAGGGTCGAAACGCACCTCTAACCACGAAGGGAAGCCGGGCCATGACCCGCAAAGACTACGTGTTGATTGCTGACTGCGTGAACAATGCGCTCATGTGGAACCCCTACAGCCGAGGCGAGATGCACGCGGATATAGCCGCGAATGCCGCCTACAGGGTCGCTATCGAGCGCGTCGCTCGGGAGCTGGCCGATAGTCTCCGCGGAACTAACGACCTGTTTGACCGCGGGCGCTTCCTGCGGGCTTGCGGGGTGGAGTCATGATCAAGGGACATACCCAGTTCCGCCTCCTGAGTTTCGGTACGCGGCGCGCCTATTGGGCGGCTTTCAAGATCAAGACGACTTGGCCGAAGTCCGCCTAACCACTGGTTTAACCCCGCGGTTCAACCGGGCCGCGGGGAGGGTCGGGAGCTGATGCCGCTCCCCTGACGATGGCTCGGCAAGGGCCGAAACCCTCTCCCCCGAGGAATACACGCATGTTCACCGTCACTATCGACGGCCGGGACGCTGTGCCCGGCTACCTGTCCGAACGGGCCGCCCTAAGCGCCCGCCAGTACATCGCCACCCAGTTCCCGCGCAACACGGTGGAAGTCCGCCGTGAGGGCGACGACTGGGGCCACTTCCACATCCTCTAGGGAGACAGCCTATGGCCCGCCTTGAGCCGGTCAACGATCAACTCAACGTGGCCGTCACAACGCTGGCGGCCCGTCTCTTTCCGGCCGGGTACGACGTGGGCGAAACCGCCCCGTCGAGCCTCGCCGAATTGAACGATCACATTGAACGCACGGGCCGGATGCTCGTGTGGAACGGCGCGTCTGATCACACGATCTTCGGCGGCTCCGGTGAGATGAACTGGGCGTTCCGCGCGTGGCACGATTGGGCGCACTGGCGGTATCAGCTCCCGTTCAACGAGGCGGGCGAGCGGGCCGCTGCATTCGTCCAGGTCGCGCACCTCGTGCGGCTGTATGGCGATGATGACGACGTGGTCGACATGGCTGCGCTGGTGCTGACTGAGGTGATGGGCCAAGCCCAGCACAAGAACAGGGCCGGCGAGTTCCCCCCGGATCAACGCGCGTTCACCCTCGCGAACACCCATCGGTTTCACCCGCTGGCGCAACGGCTGGTCTCCGCCTTCGGCGCTATCGAAGCGTCCGACGCTGAGGCTATCGCCCGCGCGGCCATGTGGAAGTTCACGGACGACGTCAGGTCGCTCGCGGCCTAATCACTGGTTAAGCCCAGCGGGTTCGCCCGCCGGGCTCCCTATTGAGCCCGTGGGGTTGTCCCGCGGGTTGAACCGGGAGCCCTCAAGAGATGCTCACATACTTGCTGGAGTTGATGAAGGAGACCGGCGAACTCGACGTTTGCCTGACCCTCACGGACGGCAATCAGTATGAGGACGTCAGCCTTACCGCTGTCGACGCTTATGGCGTAGCCGTGGCGACCCAGGCCGGGCGTGTCTTCGCGCCTTGGGCCAGCGTGCGTGACGTTTACGTCGACCTAAGCGAATGAGCCGCCCCGTTCACACCACATGGCCCCAGTTCCTGACTGGCTGGGCCATCCTGCCGCCCGTGGAGGTCAGCCAAACATGACCCAATCACCACTTCACCTGATGCATAGCTTCGGCCGCAAATGTGACCGGTGTGGCGTCATGCTCTGGCCCGGCATGGAAGGTTCCAAGACAAACTATGTCGAAGACGCCGCCTCATACCAAGCGAGCCCCTACCGATGCTCTTTAGCCGCGGACCCATACGCGGATGAATTCGTCGCCGCCTGACGAGCCCGAGTAGGGCGAAACCTAGGGAGCCCCGCCCCGGCTCCCGATGGTCGCGGCTCCGCCTGTTTTTCCGGCCTTCTCAAGGGAGGGCCGCAGCTCCGGCTGGCGACTGGAGCCGCATCTATCCAGACAACCTAGGGAGCGCCCGGCGAAAGCCCGGCGGTGATCCGTCATGCGCATCAATCGCGAAGCCCTCCGGCTCGCGACGGCCAAAGGCTTCGATGAGAACCCCAAGCGTAAGGCGCTGGGTCTGACCTTCGAAAGCTACCCGCCCGAGGTTCAGCAGCTCGCCCTTGATCAAGTCGAGGTGGCGATCCGCGAATACGTCCGGCTGACCGTCGAGGCCAAGAAGGTCCCCAAGCGGTGAGCGAGTGGGTCTTCGTTCTGCCGTCCGGTGAGCGCGAGACGCGCTTTCTAGACGGCCCAAACCATGCGCGAGACGTCGCCGCTGCGCTCCACGCCAAGGCGCACATGCGGGTGAGTGACTGGGAGATGCTCCCGCACGACTCGATGTGCCTGATCTTGGAGGGGTGATGGAAGACGGTCTCGCAGTCACCTTCCTGGACCCGTGGAAACGCCCGCTGGCGATCTTCCGCGCCACCCTTCCGGACGCCATCGAGCGCATCCGGGAATTCCTCACCGAACGCGAGGCGGCCGGCGAAGGGGGATCGATCCTCTTCAGCCACGCCAACGTGTTCTCACCGGAGACACCGCATGGGGACACCTGATCTCAGCCCCGCCGAAGCCCTCCTGTGCATCGGCATGTTCACTGTGCTGGCGGCCATCCTGATGCCGCCACCCAAGGATGAGCCCCGGAAGAGGCCGCCGCCAGATGTCGAATGACCTGGTCACGGCCCTCGCCGGAAAGTCGCTCATCGAGCGCCTCGGGGGCGCTTGCTTCGCCCCCTACGTTTTGGTCGCGAGGACCAACGAGATCGCCGCCCGCTTGAAGGCCGCTGAGGCTGAACGGCTGGGCGGCCCGAGCGTGTGCGAGGTGTCCGATGGACGACCTCGTTGAGGCCCTTCTGTGCTTCTGCATCCGCGCCACGGTGACCCTCGCGTTCACCGGGGCGTCTGTCGCCGTGGCCCTACACGAGCCCGATGAGGCCAAGAGCTACATCGCCGAACTCGTGCGGTACCACCACGACAGACACATCCTGACGACCACCCCAGCAACCGCCTGATGAGCCGGTGTGATCCCGGCGAAACCTAGCCCCGGTTCCGGCCGGGGCGATGGTCGCGGCCGATTGGAGCCGTAAACCACACATCGAGAGAACCACGACCATGCTGCCCCCGAACATTCTGGAGCTTCGGGGGGCTCGCTGGTGGGAGCGGAGGCGCAAGCGCTATCCGCCGCCCCGCACCGAACCCCTGAAGGTCTTCTCTTCAAAGGAAGCCTACGTCGCCCACCTGGAGAGGCACGGCTTCGAGAGGATTGGCGGGGGCTACTACGGGCGCGTGTACGCGAAGCCGGGATCGCCGTGGGTTCTCAAGATCGGCTACGATCCTGAGGACGGATGGCCGGCTTACGCCCGCATGGTGATGAAGCTACATCCGAGCAACCCGTACGCGCCCAGGATCAAGAGCCTGCGCTGGCACGAGGGCGGCAAGCAGCCGTTCTACGTGGCCGTGATGGAGCGCCTCGGGCACACCATTCAGGACATCCAGTTCCGCGACCATGAGATGGGTCGTCTGTTCTACCGAGCCGGCGACGCCATGCGAGGCTGGGGTTATCCGTATGGAGACCTTGATCCCGCCCTGGTCGGCCTCACGATGGACATCCGTCATTTGGCCGCGCAAGGCGGCCAAATCGACTTCCACAACGAAAACGCGATGGTCGACCTGACGGGGACACGCTTCGTGATCACCGATCCCCTCGGCCATTCCTCCATCAACACCCGCGGACAGCGTCGCTATCGAGCGGCGGCTTAACCACTGGGCTAAACCAACGAGCACATCGAGATGATCGCCTGCCCTTCCACCACGGAGCCCTGCGAGGGCCTCCTCCCGGTTGACCCCGCGTTCAACGCCGCGGTCCACTGCATCGCCGCTCACATCTTCCCGCTCGGGTTCGATGTCCGCAAAGCCGCCCCCAACACGTTCGACGAGCTGCATTCGCAGATGGACGTGATGGGCCGCATGTCCATCTGGTCCGGCGATTACACGCGCTCCGCGTTCGCCGACACGGAGACCTGGTGGCAGTTCCGGGCGTGGCACGACTGGGTCCACTACCGCTACGGCGCTGGGTTCAACATGCCCGGCGAGCACGTCGCCTGCCACATCCAAGCGGGCCAGCTCATGAGGCTGTACGGGCGCACCGACGACGTCGTCCGGATGATCGCCGTCCTGTTCTGCAACGTGATCGGCCCGCTGGAGTCCGCGATGGCTCACCGGCCGGTGACCGATGCTCACGCCTACACGGTCGACAACGTCGGCTCGTGGATGCCCTACGCGGCAAAGGTCGTCGCGGAACAGGGCTACACCGACGCGGACGCAGTCGAGTACGCCAAGCAGGCCTACCTGCTGCGCGACACCGTCGGACCGCGCGTCCCCTGGCAGGCTCGCCCTGCTGAGGTCGCCCTGTGCCTGCCGGCGCTGGAGGAAGTCGCATGACCCGCCTCCTCGACAGCCTCGTGGATCGCTACGGCGAGCGCGTGGTGTACCGAGCGCTGCATCAATGTGCGTGCGCCCGGCTGCGCGAGCTTCATCTCGCGTACTCGAATGAGGAGCGGCTGGCGGAGGCCGCCGCCCCTTGGGAACAACTTCGCGCCGAGACCCAGGCGTACCTCTGAGGGGCGGGTAGCCCCTCCACCTGTATCATCGAGAGTACCCAATGAGAGACGCCCGCAAGCTTGACTTCGCGGAGCGATCCGATGCGCGCGACTGGCTGACCGAGCACGGCTTCTACCAGTTCGCCGAACGGACCTTCCAACACCGCCACAACGGCAAGACGGCCCGCCTGACTGAGATGGTCGACGGCTCCGCCTCAGTGACCATTCTCTAGTCGGGGGAAACATGAACCAAGAACCTATCGGCCGGGATGAGCTTTCCGAGCGCGCCCGGCAGCTCCGCCAATGGCTGGAGTCTGAGGCCCGCGTGCTTTCGGTGGATGATGTCACGGAGATCGAACGGGAGCGGATGGAGGAGCGCGCTGAAACGGCGCGCCTTCTGGAAGCCCTGGCTGCGTCAGTTCCGGACGTAGACTCCTCAGAGGTTGTAACACTCCCCTGAGGATATGTTCTATCTTTGTTCTCGATTGGATCGCCTACGGGTTAACCCTGATGGCGATCCGTCGCAGAGACATAACCCAGCAACCTCGGCAGCATGGACTACTGTGCTAGCGCAGCAACAGTGAGCTTTGCGCTGGGGGCAGAAGGCATTAATCAGATGGAAAGCCACGGCGGTAGTACGCATCTTCGAGAGAAAATCGGGGGGGTTGCAGGTACGTTATCTTCAGGTTGCCTGGAGGTGCGCGCTGGGACCCTCGACTCCACTAGCGAGTCCGCTAAAAGCGGATGCCACAGCGAGAGGACGGATGTTGAACATGGCACGTCGGAAGGGGACGAAAGCGACTTTGTCACCAAGTTCCGCTCGCGACTTAGAGAGGTTGTCTTCGACCCTCGCTACTCTCGCCCGCGACGTCCCTGAACGCACGACGATCCGGCAGGCCTTGGCTCTCGTCCTTATTGCCTATTCCGAGGCGATGGGACGGGAGCTAAACCTGAAGGGCATCCGTGCGGGTGGGGGCGAAACGCCGGATGGACGTCCTATCATCGGGCAGTCCATCGAGCGGACCCTGGATCACTTCCGCGAGCCGACCCAGCGCACTCCAAATGCGCTCGGGTGGGTGTATGCTGAAGAGGACAAGGACGACCGTCGGTACAAATACTTCCACCTAACGGACGCCGGGATCGAGTTCATCAACGAGGTCCTCGACAAACTGAAGAAGGGTGAATTGGAATGAGACTCTACCAGAAACCCTCGGGCATCTGGGCGGTCGACTACGAGGATGACCAGGGGGTTCGCCGCCGGGTCTCCACGGGCAAGCGCGACAAGGTCGAAGCGAGAGCTGAGGCCCGCAAGATCGTGATGGGCCTTCCGGCTGGCGCTTCGCTGTCCGCTGCGGTCCCAACCGCTGTGTCAACCCAGTCGGAGCGTAAGCCCAGCGGGTTCACCATGAAGGACTTGTTCGCGAAGTGCGAGAAGACCGTGTGGTCTCCCCGCGAGGCGAAGTCGCAGGCCACCATCAAGTCGAACCTGAAGGTGCTTGAGGCGCTCATCGGCGACGAGCTGGTCTGCGACATGACAGCCGGCAAGCTGGAGAACCTCGCCGCCTCCCTCTTCGAGCGCGGCTACGCCCCTGGCACGGTCAAGCGTAAGATGGACATGGTCGGCAAGGCCCTGACCCTCGCCACGCGCTGGGAAGACCCGAAGACGGGCAGGCCCTACCTTCAGGGCAAGCCCGCGATGCCGTCCATCACCGCCCGCAACGCGAGGGACCGCGTCCTCTCCACCGAGGAGGAGACGGCGATCTTCGAGACCATCGAGAAACGCATGAGGGAGGAGCCCAGCCGCGATTGGCGCAGGTTCCGAGCCCTCATCCGCTTCCTGTTGGACACCGCCGCACGCCTCGGGGAAGCCCTCGGAGTGGAGGACGGTGACATCGAGGAGCGCACGGTGGAGCGCGAGGGGGTCGCCAAGACGGTGACCTTCGTTCACTTCCGTCAGTACCGGACCAAGAACGACAAGCCCCGCCAGCTCCCGCTGAGCGAGGCGGTGGTCACGGAGCTGCCCTACCTGCGGCTAGCCGCGGTGGGCGGCAAGCTGTTCCCGCTGAAGTCGGCCACTGCCTGGTACATGTGGGACAACATCCGAGACGATATGAAGGACCAAGGGTTCGACCTGTCCGACGTCGTCCTTCACACCATGCGCCACACCCGGCTGACGCGCCTTGCCAAAGCCGGCGTGGCGATCCACAAGATCAGCCAATGGGCCGGTCACAGTGACATCAAGGTCACCTGGAACCACTACGCCCACCTGGCTCCGAACGATCTCCTGGACTTGGTCCCCGTCTGACGGCGGGGATTGAGCCATTAGAATTCGCTGGTTTAACACAGCGATCTATGCCGACTTCGTCACCCGTCATCAGACTTACGAAGCTGATTTCACAACAGGACGATGGCGGTGAGAGAGCAAACGGCGGTCTGTTCTTACAAGGACTTACGCAAATTCTGTAGGGTGTGACGGCTGTCACCCTGTGCCTGGCACACCTCTTGGCACACCCGGTCTCATTGCCTACGTTTTGCCCTCCGCAAGGGAGGCAGAGACATGGCCGTCCGCTGGGACCTGTTCGCCGCGTTCATCGCCGGGCTGGTGATTGCCGGCATCCTGATCAGTGGGATGCCCGCACTCATTGGCCTCCAACCCATCCGGCCTCAGCCGGCTGTCGAGGTGCAGTAATTTCCATGCATCCTCGGGGCCGAAGAATGAGGCCCAACCCTAAGGGATAACCCTGAGGGTAGCCCCGAGGAGAGAACCACGACAGACGACACCTTCCGCGAGAAGGTCCGCCAACAGCTCGCCCTCGAAGATGAGGCCCGAGCCCTAGGAGCGGATCGCTACCGCGCCATGCGGCCCTTGCCGTGGCGCACCGACACTGCCGGCGAGAGCGAGGAGGCCGAACTGCCTCCCGGCCGGCAACTCCTGAAGCTGGTCATCAAGCCTACCGCCGAAGCCATCCGTGAGTTCGTCTCGCGCCTGGAGAAGGGCGGGGCAGGCCGCCGGCCAATGGCCCTCAAGCTCCTGTCGCTCGCCGCCCCGGAGGAGATCGCGTACATCGCCGCCCGGATGCTGGTGAACTCCGCCTCCAAGCGGGACACCGCCCAACACCTGGCGTTCGACATCGCGACGGGCATCATCGACCACGTCGAGATGCAAGCCTTCCGGGGTGCCAACGCGGCTGGCTACCGGGGCCTCGCCAAGGCCCAACAGAAAACCGGCCGGGCATCCGCGAAGAAACAAGCGGCTCTTCGTCAGCTCCTCGCGCGGGAAGGCGTGAAGGTGGACCTGACGCACACCGAGCGGCTCCACGGCGGCATGAAGGCCATCGAGCTGCTGTGTGACTCGACCGGTCTGTTCACGATGGAGCTGGAGCCGCGGGGGCGGCGGGGCGAGACGTACGTCGTGCGGCCCACCGAGGCCGTCCAGACGTGGTTGGAGCGCCAGCACGCCCGCTGTGAAATCCTGGAGCCCATCCACCTCCCGATGGTGGTCCGGCCGCGTCGCTGGCGGTCACCCTTTTGGGGTGGCTACCTGACCAAGCGTCCGGGGCTCCGCATGGTGAAGCAGTGGAACCCTGCCTACCACTCCGAGCTGCGCAACATTGACATGCCGGAGGTCTACAAGGCGCTCAACGCCATCCAGGACACCCCTTGGCGGATCAACCGCCGGGTCCTCGATGTGATGCGCGAGGTGTGGGACAGCGGGGGAAGCCTCGGTGGCCTGCCGATGCGCGATGACGAGCCCCTGCCGGCTCGCCCCGCGGACGCCGAAGAGAACCCCGACGCTCTCCAGCGGTGGAAGGCGGAGGCCGCCCAGGTCTACCAGCGTAACGCCATGTCGCTGTCCAAGCGGCTGTCCGTGTCGCAGCGCATCTGGGTCGCCCAGAAGTTCGCCGATGAGGAGCGCATCTACTTCCCGCACGAGCTGGACTTCCGCGGGCGGGTCTACCCGATCCCGACGGGAGGCCCGCACCCGCAGGGGGAGGACGGAGCCAAGGCGCTCATCGAGTTCGCTGACGGCAAGCCGCTCGGCAAGGGCGGTGGCTGGTGGCTGGCGGTTCACGTCGCCAACCTGTTCGGGGTTGACAAGGTCTCGTTTGAAGATCGGGTCGACTGGGTCGTGGAGCACACGCCGGAAATCCTGGACAGCGCCCGCGATCCTCTCGGGGGGCAGCGCTTCTGGACCACGGCGGACAGCCCATACTGTGCCCTAGCGGCGTGCTTCGAGTGGGCCGGCTGCCAAGAGCAACGTGAGGAGTGGGTGTCCCACCTCCCCATCGCGCTCGACGGGTCAAACTCCGGGCTCCAGCACTTCAGCGCCATGCTGAGGGACCCTGTCGGGGCCAAAGCGGTCAACCTGCTGCCGACCCTGAAGCCGGAGGACATCTACTCCGCGGTCGCCGCCAAGGCTCAAGCCATCGCGGACGTTACCCCGTT